GCTATCACCACGGCGTTAGTCTCGTCGAAATCAATCAGGGCTCGCGGCCGATCCGTTCTATCTCGACGGCAATCATCGGTCTCGTGTGTACGGCCGCGGACGCCGATGCCGACACGTTTCCGCTCGATACACCTGTTCTCATCACCAACGTCGTCGCCGCGCTCGCGAAGGCCGGAAAGAAAGGCACGCTTCGCAAGGCGCTGAACGCAATCGGCGCACAGACGAAGCCGATGACGGTTGTTGTTCGTGTTGCCGAAGGTGCCGACGAAGCGGAGACCACCTCGAACGTCGTCGGTACGGTCACGGCGGAAGGGAAATACACCGGACTGAAAGCACTGCTGACGGCACAGGCAAAGCTGGGCGTCAAGCCGCGCATCCTCGGTGCACCGTTTCTCGACACGCAACCGGTCGCAAACGCGCTCGTGACCACGTCGCAGGCGCTGAAGGGCTTCGCCTATGCGTTCGCCGCCGGCGCGAAAACGAAGGAAGAAGCCGCCGCGTACCGCCGCCAGTTCGCAGCGCGCGAGCTCATGATCCTGTGGCCGAACTTCCTCGCATGGGACGACACGGCGAATGCGACGGTCGAAATGCCGGCCGTGGCGTACGCGATGGGTCTGCGCGCGAAGATCGACAACGATATCGGCTGGCACAAGACGCTGTCGAATGTTGCCGTGAACGGCGTCACCGGTATCAGCGCGGACGTCTCGTGGGATTTGCAGGATCCGTCGACGGATGCGGGTTATCTGAACGAGCAGGACGTGACGACGCTGATCAACCAAGACGGCTATCGTTTTTGGGGTTCGCGGACGTGCTCCGACGACCCGCTGTTCGCGTTCGAAAACTACACGCGCACCGCGCAGGTCGTCGGCGACTCGATCGCGCTCGCGCAGATGGTGAACGTCGACGGGCCGCTCAATCCATCGTTGCCGCGCGACATTATCGAGAGTATCAACGGCAAGTTCCGACAGTGGGTGTCGCTCGGCTACCTGATCGGTGGCTCGTCGTGGTTCGATCCTGAGCCGAACACGACGGACGTGCTCAAGTCCGGGCAGGCGTACATCGACTACGACTACACGCCTGTCCCGCCGCTCGAAAACCTTACGCTGCGTCAGCGCATCACCGACCGCTATCTCGCCGATTTCGCTGCGAAGGTCAACGCCTGATCGCGGCGCATAACGGGACACACAGGAGCATACGAAAATGGCATTGCCGAGCAAACTGAAGGGCTTCAACCTGTTTCACAACGGCGAAAACTTCGTCGGAAAAATCGCCGAAGTTACGCTGCCGAAGCTCACGCGGAAGATGGAGGATTGGCAGGGCGGCGGCATGAGCGGCCCGATCAAGGTCGACTTTGGCAACGAAGCGATTCAGATGGAATGGACCGCTGGCGGCTTCCTCAAGAGCGTCCTGCAGCAATACGGCATCACGCAGCACGACGGCGTGCTGCTGCGCTTCGCGGGCGGCTATCAGGCGGAAGATTCGGCGTCGTACGACGCGGTCGAAATCGTGGTCAAGGGCCGGCACATGGAAATCGACGCCGGCACCGCGAAAGCGAAGGAGGATACCGCGTTCAAAGTGACGACCGTCGCGAGCTATTACAAGGTCAGCGTGAACGGTGAGGACATCGTCGAACTGGACTTCGTCAACTCGATTGAGAAGATCAACGGCACCGACCTTCTCGCCGCACTGCGCACGGCAATCGGTCTTTGACCGAAAGCATCAAGAGTTCGCCGGCCCGACGTGGCCGACGGCGATGTAATCGAACATCGGGATTCACACCATGAAATCGAACACGAAACAGAACGAAGCAACCATCATCGACGTCGATATGACGCCGGCCGACGAAAGCGTTTCCGCGAAAGCTACCGACCCGAACACGTACGAGCTCGATACGCCGATCGTCCGCGGCTCGCAGACGATCAAGGCAGTCACGCTGCGCAAGCCTAATTCTGGCGAGCTGCGCGGCGTGTCGTTGTCCGACCTCGTCAATCTCGACGTGGCGGCTCTGTCGAAGGTACTCCCGCGGATCAGCACGCCGACGCTGACCGACCGCGACGTGTTCAACCTCGATCCGGCTGATCTGGTGCAACTGGGGGGCATCTTCTCCGGTTTTTTAATGACGAAGGCGGTCAAGCAGAAAATGGAATCCCTGACCGCGTAGAAGACCCGATGGCCGATATCGCGACGGTGTTTGGCTGGCCGCCGTCGACGATGGACGCGTTCAGCCTCGCCGAACTGATGGACTGGCGCGAGCGTGCGCGTGTCCGCTACGAAAGCAAGTGACGATGGACAATGCCCTGAAACTTCGCGTCGTGTTCGACATGATCGACAACATGACGAAGCCCCTGAAAAACGTGCTGGCCGGCAACAAGGGGCTTGCCAGTTCGCTGAAAGAAACCCGTCGCGAACTGGCCGAAATGGGCAAGACGCAGAAGGCAATTGCGTCGTTTCGGGAGCTGCACGGCGGGCTGGCGTCGACGACGACACAGCTGGACGCGGCACGTGCGCGCGTGAAAGAGCTCGCGGGGTCGCTGCGCGCCTTCGGGCCGCCGTCGCAACAGATGATCGCGGAGCTCGCGAAGGCACGGCAAGCCGCATCGCAGCTGCGCGCCGAACAGAAACAGCAGTCGAGCACGTTACACGAGCTGCGCACGCGGCTCGCGGGCGCGGGCGTTGACACGCGCAATCTGGCTCAGCACGAGCGCGAGCTACGCGCAAACATCGCGGCGACGAATGCCACGATGAACGAACAGATGCGCCGCCTCGACGCGGTCAGTGAACGCGAGCGACGCGTTGCGACTGCGCGCAAGAGTATGGAGCGGATTCAGGGCGCCGGTGCCAGTATGGCGATGACCGGCTACGCGGCGAAAGCGACCGGTATGCGCCTGTTCGGCGATCTGCGCGATACCCTCGACGAGTCGAAGAAGGCGGAATCGGAAGAAATGCGGATTCGCGCGCTCGGCCTCGGCGATCACGCAACAGAAGATGCGAAGAAGTACGCGCGTGCGATGCACGTCTACGGTGTGTCGACCACCGATAACCTGACGATGATGCGTGACGCACTGACGATCTTCGCCGATGAGCACCACGCTCAGATGGTGATGCCGACGCTCGCGAAGATGAAGTTCGCGAACGAGGCAATGTTCGGCGCAGAGGACGCGCACGCGAACGAAGAAAAGTTCATGAACATGCTGAAGGTCATCGAACTGCGCGGCGGTACGAAAGACGAAGCGACGTTCAAAGACGAAGCGAACATGGTGCAAAAAGTGCTCACGGCGACCGGCGGTCGTGTGGGCGGCGACGAGTGGCGCAACTTCATCCAGACGGGCGGCGTCGCTGCGAAACAGCTCCGCAAGGATGCGTTTTACTACCAGATGGAGCCGCTCATTCAGGAAATGGGCGGTCACGCAGTCGGTACCGGCCTTATGTCGGCGTACAGCAACGTCTACCAAGGCAAGACGACTGTCCGGGCCGCGAAACAGATGATGGCGCTCGGCCTGCTCGACCCGAAGATGGTCGAGTACAACAAAATCGGCATGATCAAGCAGATCAAGCCGGGCGCGCTCAAAGGTGGCGACATGCTGAAGGCTTCGCCCCTCGAATGGCTCGAGAAAGTGCTGTTGCCCAAGGTGGCGGCGAAGGGGATCACTGACCCGGACAAGGTCAAAGACATGATCTCGACGATTTTCACGAATCGGACCGCGGCCAATCTGTTCTCGACGATGTACATGCAGCGCCAGCAAATCCACAAGAACGAGAAGCTGAACGCCGGCGCGGATGGAATTGATGAGGCAAACCAGAAGGGCCAACAAATCACGCGCGGCCGGGAGATTGAAGCGCTCGCAAAACTGCACAACCTGAAACTGGCGATCGGCGAGAAGGTTTCGCCGCTCTATAACGCAGGATTGCAGGCGACGGCGGCCGCTACGTCGAAGGTGATCGCGTTGATGCAGAAGCACAGCACGGCTGCGAAAGTGATCTTGACGGCGCTGGCCGCGCTCGCCGCGATTCTCGTGGTCTGCGGCACGTTGACGATCGCGCTTGCCGGCGTGCTCGGGCCGCTGGCGGTGTTGCGATTCAGTATGACGACGCTTGGCATGCAGGGCGGCATTCTGGCGCGCGTGCTCGGGCTCGGCGCGAGCGCGTTTCGCGTGCTCGGCTCGGCGATCGTGTTCGTCGGCCGCGCCATGCTGATGAATCCGATCGGGCTGGCAATCACTGCGATCGCCGTCGGCGCTTACCTGATCTACCGGTACTGGGAGCCGATCAAGGGATTTTTCGGCGGGTTGTGGGATCAGGTGCGCGGTGCTTTCGCGGGCGGCCTCGGCTCCATTGCCGCGATGATCGTGAACTGGTCGCCGCTCGGTTTGTTCTATCAGGCATTCGCCGGCGTAATGTCGTGGTTCGGCATCGACATGCCAGCGAAATTCACGGAGTTCGGAGCCAACATCGTTTCGGGCCTCGTGAACGGTATCACGAGCGGGCTGGGCGGCGTCCGCGATGCGATTGTGAACGTCGCCAGTTCGACCGTTGGCTGGTTCAAAGAAAAGCTTGGCATTCATAGCCCGAGCCGCGTATTCGGCGAGCTCG